AAACCTAAGAGGCGTAGCTGACAAGAGGTTCTTCCTTTTCCGCATTGCTAAACTATATGCGTATCCCCACTAAAAAGCTACTGACTCCATTATCTGGATATAATCAATTTTTTTGAAAGGAGGGCAACCAATGCCGCAGCAGAGTCATTCAATGCTAAAATCAAAGCATTTAGAGCACAGTTCAGAGGAGTAAGAGATAGAGCTTTTTTCTTATATAGACTTGCTAAATTATATGCTTAAATATAAAATCCCTCAGATTGTTACGTTGACCCCATAACTATAAGTTTTTAGGGCATTCCACGTATTCTTCCACGGGTCGTGGCTTGTGGACAGGGTTACTCAACTTTTTTTATAGTTTGGACTTAATATAAAAAGAGGTCTTAACTGCTTGCTATTTAGTAAGTTAATACCTCTTCCTGTTGAGCCGCTAGCCAGACTTGAACTGGCGACCTACGCGTTACGAAAATTGCTTTCGGTAATAGGTTAATAGACTGATATTTAACAGATAATTTTAATTTCTTCTTTTATTACGACACTTCTTTTGACACTCTAATAGGGGTATCAGTTAATACTATATTGTTTTAAATTCTCTTTTTCGTTTTTATTTTTGCTTTAAATAGCTAATTTATTTTATAATGCTTACCTTTACAACCAAAATTTATATAATCTATTTAAAGGCATGCAAAACAACTCATTGCGGGTAAGGTTACACCGTTATAAACGTAATCTTTTGTTCCCTTTATTTCTTTTCTTTTTTGTTTTTTCTAATTTTATAGGTTGCACTGTGATAACTCCACCAGAGGAAGAAACGGAAAAAGATATAGATTGTTCTATTTCCGATTGGGGAGGAAAAGATACAATGTCTACATCTACCGATAATGGTAGGGATGCTACGCATGAAGACAGTCTTAGGTTCGGACTAATTTAATTTTAAATGAGGTTGTGCCAAAATGAAGTGCGCAACCTTATTTGTTTTTATAAATTTTTAATAGCCAAAACATTCTCCACCAAGTATAAATAGAGTATTTCTTTTTTAGGCAAATCTATATCATCGTATTCTTTATTCTCACTACGCAGCAGAATTAAATTTTCTTCATCTTTCGGGTGTCTTCGGACTCTCTTAATTAATCTATATTCATTTGTTATAATTAAATATACCTGCCCATAGTTAAAGTAGTCCCAGCTTTCAATTTTCCGTATCACTATCCTATCACCCGAATAGATTAATGGCTGCATACTATCACCCGATGCAAATATAATTTGCGAGTGCGGATTTATTTCCGGTGCATCTATACTACCTATAACCTTTTCATCAGTAAATTCTAAGGCTCTGCCGTCTGTTCCGCATGTTGCATCTATATCATAGATGAGTGTACCTTTACGGGTATTCTCCGATATGGAAGATTGGAGTACTGATACTGTTTTATCAGAACGTTCGGTATCAATTAGCATTTCACCTACTCCAGTTTTGAGCCAAACTATATTTAATTCAGGAAACACTTTCGATATTTTATCGAATGTTGCTCCCCTTGTGTTTTCTCCCATTTTGCCTACTGCATCATTTGATAAACCACATGTTTTCTCAAACATAGCTTTGCTTATACCTTTAGTTGCGATAAATTGCAATATCCTTTCTTTTACTCCCATTATTTCATCTTTTTTGTTAATTCGATTTAAAATCGAAATATTTTCTTCGATATATTCGATATTAAATCGAATTAATTATATCTTTGTCGCATCAAAGTTAATCAATCAATCAAGAACAACAAATTTAAAAGATAGAAATATGAAAAAGGTAGATGAGAAAAAGACATTGAGTTATGCGGTAGCATTTCATTTCAATACGTCCGGAGTTATAAACTTCCTAATGGGCAATAAGACGTACCAGCACATTAATACTGTTTACGACAAAAGAGATGATGGTAGAGGATGGAATACTATTGAAGTTGCTTATGATTATAGAGCAATGAAGTACGTAGCATTGTGTGTTTCTGATGAAAAGATAGGCGGTAAGGAGATTGCGATATTATAGGTTTAATCAAGCAGTGCGAAAGCCCTGCACAATATAGAAGATTATGAACGTAAATGAAGTTACAGTAGGTTTGAGATATAGAGTATCAGGTGATTTGTCTAATGGTCGTCATGCAGACGGTACACCACGCATATCGTACGATGATGTAGTAAGAGTGATAAAGCGAATTACAGATACACACGTGATTTTAGAATGTGGACGTATGTTCATCATTAACGACAATCTTAAAATAGAGAAGTTCTAAGTTTAACCTGGTAGCTTTCGGGCTACCACAATATATAAACAATGGAAAATCATACAGCAATAAAATCAATACTTATAGAAATGCCGATAGGTACTTCTATTCGGTTTCCCTTGAGCAAACGAGGCTCTATCCGGACAACTGCATCTAACTTGAAATTGGACGGTTTTCTATTCAAAACGAAAATGCAGGTAGAAGACAACTTGATTATTGTAACCCGTAAAAAATAAAGCTATGGCAATCGAATTTGACAGATACCACACTGTACTAAGAGCTGCGCAAAATGTGACATTCAGCAAGAATACTGCCGCTAAACTGGTAGGAGGTCAAAGACGACTTGAAACTCTTGTTGCAGAGGATAAAATTAGGGCAATAAAAACTACCGATAAGCAAAACGGTAGATGGGAATGTAACGGCTCTGATGTATTAAGGTACACGATAGACCTAACAACAAAACGATAAAATCAAAATATTATGTTAACACTAAAACAAAGTCCACTCGCAATTATCGGGATATTTCTTGTATGCTCATTGGCAGACGGTGAACCGGGTGCGGGGAAACTTACAATTGCGATGGGGATGCTCGTATTAACAATCTTATATGTACTTGTTTGTGCATACGTAAATCAACGGAGATGCAGAAATGAAGAAATGTAACGGACAGTGTAAAACATGTTGTATGATTGGGTTATGTCCCGAAGATTTAATAAAGTGCGATGCGTGCGGATGTGATATAGAAGCAGGTGAAGAAACAGAAGTCGAAACGGGAATAATGAGACATGGACGGTATTATAAGAAAACAGTTTCCGTATGCCGAGAATGTTACGAACAATTTTATTTATCAGATAATTCGGACGATTTAATTTATTGAGCATGGAATATATAGAGTTTTTGAAAACAAAGCAGACTGCGGTAATAACAAGTGGTTTTGAGATTGGGGAAGAAAAGATAAACAGCAAGCTGTTTCCGTTTCAAAAGTATTGTGTAAAACGTGCATTAAAAGCCGGACGATTTGCCTTGTTTGAGGATTGCGGATTAGGAAAGACTATCCAGCAATTAGAATGGGCTGATAAGGTTCAAAAACACATTGATAAGCCTGTGCTTATTCTTGCCCCTCTTGGAGTTATCGGGCAAACGGTTAAAGAGGGTGCGAAGTTCGGATATGGGGTGACCGAATTAGGCTTAACAGTGTTCGACCAAGATTTAAAGGCAGGCATTTACATTACCAATTATGATAATATGGAAAACATAGATGCCTATCTGTTTGGTGGTGTCGTGCTTGATGAGAGTTCTATATTAAAGAATTTTGCTGGAAAGACAAGAACCGAACTTATTGAAGCATTTAAGAATACTCCCTATAAATTGTGCTGCACGGCTACACCGTCACCGAATGATATAACAGAGTTATGCAATCATGCCGAGTTCCTTAATGTAATGACACGTAATGAAATGCTTGCGATGTACTTTGTACACGATGGCGGTTCTACTTCGGATTGGCGGTTGAAAGGACACGCAAAACGTGATTTTTGGGATTTTGTTTCTACTTGGGCGGTAATGTTAAGTAAACCGAGTGATATAGGTTTTGAAGACAACGGATATAATTTGCCTCCTCTTAATGTGATAGAAGAATGTATACAGACTGAAAAAAGAGATAACGGTATGTTGTTTAATGATGTTGCTGTATCCGCAACTGAATACCATAAGGAATTAAGAGCCACCATAAATGAACGTCTTAACCGTGTAGCAGATATAGTTAACGGTTCAAATGAAAGCTTTATTGTGTGGGTTGGGCATGATGAGGAGGGGCAATATCTTCGTAGTCTAATACCGGATGCGGTGGAGGTAAAAGGGAGCGATAACAAGGGGTTCAAAAAAGAAAAATTGTTAGGCTTCGGTAGTGGTGATTTTCGTGTACTGATTACAAAGTTAAAGATTGCCCAATTCGGGCTAAATTATCAGAACTGTCACAACCAAGTCTTTGCATCGCTTGATTTTTCTTTTGAGGCTACTTATCAGGGCATAAGACGTTCATACCGATTTGGGCAAAATAGCGAGGTTAATATTTATCTGATTGCCACAGATACGATGCAGAATGTTCGCAAATCATTTGATGAAAAACAAACAGCTTTCCTCTGTATGCAAAAATCAATGACGGAAGCGATGAATAGGAATATCAACAATAATATAAAATTAAGGAAAATGGAAATAGCAAAGGGGTATTTGTCGGAGTATTGCGACATACGTTTGGGGGATTGCGTGCAACAGATACAAGGTGTACCGGATGAAAGTATTGGATTTTCTATATTCTCACCGCCATTTGCCGAGCTATACACTTACTCTGATAAGCTGGAAGATATGGGTAATTCAAAAGATTATAAAGAGTTCTTTACCACCTTTAAATACCTCGTAAAAGAGCTGTATCGCGTTATGTGGAGCGGCAGAAACGTTGCAGTTCATTGCATGGATTTACCGATACAGAAAGGTAAAGAGGGATACATCGGATTGAGAGATTTTTCCGGCATGATATTGGAGGCATTTGCCGAGGTGGGGTTTGTATATCATTCCCGTGTTACAATATGGAAAAATCCGGTGACAGAAATGCAACGTACTAAGGCATTAGGCTTACTTCACAAGCAGGTTAAAAAGGATGCAGCAATGAGCCGTGTGGGTATTCCTGACTATCTTATGATATTTCGTAAGGATGGCGAACATAAACATCCGGTACATTGCAACATACCCGTAGACACTTGGCAGAAATACGCTTCGCCCGTTTGGATGGATATAGATTATTCCAATACGCTTAATGCTGCAAAAGGTAGAGGTGAGAATGACGAAAAGCATATCTGTCCGTTACAACTTGGCACTATTGAACGGGCTATAACGCTTTGGAGCAATGAGGGAGACACAGTTTTAACTCCTTTTCTCGGCATTGGTTCGGAGGTGTATCAGTCTATTAAGCTTGGACGGTTTGGGATTGGCTTTGAGTTGAAAGAAAGCTACTTCAACGAAGCGATAAAGAACTGCAAGCAGGCAGAACAAGACAAATCACAGAAACAATTATTTGAAGCTATATAAGAAAATGGAACATCTAACACATTGGAAAAATCAATTTAACTATGACTATTTGGGCGTATACTCTTTGCCCGATGGAAAGGACATCATACTAACCATTAAAGAGACAAAAAAAGAAGTAGTTACCGGAGTGAATGGACAGAAAAGCGAGTGTTTTGTAGCCTATTTCCATGAGAACGTAAAGCCTATGATATTGAATAAGACCAATTGTAAGGCTATTGAAAAGATGTACAAGACACCGAACATTGAAGAATGGGTAAACAAGCAGATACAGATAGGCGCAGCCCGTATCAATGCGTTTGGAGAGACAACGGACTGTTTGCGGGTTCGTACATTTATTCCGAAGCCCGCAGATACAGATACACGTGTTCCGGTTGTAACTGGTTCAGTTGTGTGGCAAAATATCATAGACGGACTTAAAAGCGGCTATACGCTTACGCAAGTTTCTGAAAAGTATAAATTGATAAAAGAACAAATTAAAGAATTGCAGAAATATGAAATCAGTAGCAATTAAATCCCCAGAACAAAAAGAGTATGAATGGAAAGCTAAGCGTCATGGGAAAATAACGGCATCTACTTTGCCCAATTTGATGAAAGCGGGAAAGGGCGTACCATTTGGAAAAACATCATTGGATGAACTGTATATAGTCCGATATGAACGCAGGACGGGTGTAACTCGTGAGAATGGAAGTAGTAAGGCGTTTGACTGGGGACGTGACAACGAACCGTTAGCGGTCGAATGGATACGCGCTCAGCTAATAGATGAAGTGAAGTCATGTACTACAGACTTTCCCGACATTGTATTTAATGAACCTTTTTCCGGATTTGGTGATAGTCCCGATTTTTATGTATATGGCACTGATGGAGAAGTAAAAGCAGTAGGAGAAATAAAGTGTCCAATGAGCCAAAGCAAGATAGAGGCTTTACAGTTCCTTACCGGAATTACAGAAAAGGATGAATATTATTGGCAGTTTTTGGGGCACTTTGTCGGCATGCCCACTGTTCAGACATTGTATTATGTAGTCTATGATGGTTACAATAATGATGGACGTATTATTGTAATGAACCGTGCAGACCATGAATCGAACATTAAGAAGTTAACAGAACGGATTAAACTGTCAAATGAAATGGTGGAGTGTTCGTTAAAGACTGGATTAGATTTACCGGATTGTATCGAACTGGCTACATCTATCATGCTTATTCATTTGCAAATAGAGGAACTTGCTAAGGTGAAAACTGGTAATGTCCCGGTACAAAATCAAATCTTTAAATTAAAAAAAGAAATACGCAAAATGATTGCGGATAAAAAGATTACTAACAAATAAAAAAAGGAAATTATGTATCATAGTTGGTTTGAAAGCAAAGTCCGTTACGAAAAGACGATGGAGAACGGAAAAAATAGAAAAGTAGTTGAGCCATACCTCGTTGATGCGCTTAGCTTTACGGAGGCGGAAGCGCGCACAATAGAAGAAGTCACTCCGTTTATTTCGGGCGAATTTTCCATTATGGCAATAAAACGCGTTGCCTATGATGAAACGTTTTTGAGTGATGGTGACCGCTATTTCAAATGTCGTATCGCATTTGTTACACTTGATGAAAAGACTGGTGCAGAGAAGAAAACAAAATCTAACATGCTTGTACAAGCTAATGGCTTACAAGAGGCTAAAGATTATTTAGTAGAACAGATGCAAGGATGTATGGCGGATTATATCATTGAAATGGTAAAGGAAACCGATATAGAGGATGTTTACCCGTATGAAGCTAAAGAGGAAAAGAAGTAAGAGAAGAATAGCGGTATGGTGTCGAACTAACCGACACCATATTTATAAATGGAAAATGATATGTCGAAATATAACAATGTCAAATATGGCGGATGTGATAGTTTAAGAGAATATAGGCGGTTGAAAGAACTCGAACTGATGCAGAAAAAAGGTCTTATATCCAGCTTAAAAAAACAAGTTCCGTTTGAATTGATACCCTCTCAACGTGAAAACCCGAACAACCCTAAAAGTAAGCTATTGGAGCGCTCTGTAAAATATATAGCTGACTTCATGTATCTACGAGAAAAGGATAAAGCATTGGTTGTCGAGGATGCAAAAGGCATGAGAACCAAAGAGTATATAATCAAAAGAAAATTGATGCTGTATGTACATGGCATCGCAATAACGGAGGTATAATGGTTAAGAATAAAACAGTAATTCAAGGTCTTACAAAAAGGTGTATCAACTGTATCAATGCAAGTAAGCCAAAAGGAGTTCCGGCAGTTATTAAATGTGGCTTGTGTAGTAGGATGTTTGTTGCCAATGCAGTACGTAGCTGTGAGTTCTACGCTAAAAAAACACGATAACCATGCGAGACAGTTTTGTCTTTTACAGAAGCTTCTACGATGCAATAAAAGATTTGCCGAGGGATGTTCAGGGTGAGATTTATACAGCTATAATGGAGTATAGTTTATATGGTAAGGAAACTGAAAATTTAAAGCCAATTGCGCGTAGTGTGTTTATATTGATGAAGCCTCAGATAGATGTAAATAACAAACGGTTTGAGAATGGGAAAAAAGGGGGTAGACCTAAAAGCGAAGAACAATCTAATAACAACCAAGAAGAAACCAAAGAAAAACCAAGTAATAACCAAAATGAAACCAAAAGCAAACCTAATGTAAATGATAATGTAAATGATAATAAAGAATATAATTCTAACGAATTATCGAAGAAAGACGCGGCAAAAGCCGCTACACTCAAACGGAAAGAAGAATTTAAAATCTCTCTATCCCCCTATGTTGAGAAATACGGAAAGGAAATGATACGGGCTTTCTTCAATTATTGGAGTGAATTAAATAAATCAGAAACAAGGATGCGATGTGAAATGCAAAAAACATGGGAGGTTGGGCTACGGCTTGCGACATGGGCGAAAAATGAAAAGCCTCAATATGGCAAAACTGATGCAGGTGTAGTGCTGCATGATAATTCGCAATCCAAATACGATGAGAAGTTATGGTAAATTTCAAAGATGCTATTTCAAATTTGATAGATACGGGCTTTAATCCTTTGCCTAATTCTGTTTCTATCGCCATTCCCGAAGCAAAGGAGACTATGTGGAAAGGCATTCAATTCTTTATTGGTGATGCTGCTGTTTGGCAAAAAGAATATGATGAGGTTGCAAGTTGGTTGATTGACAATAAAGGGCGCGGATTGCTTTGTATTGGTAATTGCGGACGTGGGAAAACGCTTATATGCGGCAAGATTATTCCGGTTTTGTTAAATCATTATTGCCGAAAGATTGTATCATGTTATGATGCGCAGCAAATGAACGAAGAATTAGACGCTGTAAAACAAAAACATATCATATTCATAGACGATATAGGCACAGAATTTTTGAGCGTGAAATATGGCTCTAAAAGACTTTCTTTTGCCGAGTTGGTTGATGAAGCGGAAAAGAAAGGAAAACTACTGATTATAACAACGAATTTATCTATCGCAGAACTACGGGAAAAATATGGAGAGCGGACTATCGACCGATTGCGGGCTATAACCACTCCGGTAGTTTTCAAAGGTGAAAGTATGAGGAAATAGGTATGGGACGAAAGAAAAAGAAAATTCAAACGTTTGGCAAAATTGTAGCGCGTATTGATTTAGAAAGTTTTAAGCGCCTTTCGGAGATACGGGATAAATACGGGTTCAGTTCCAATTATGAGATAATACAGTATCTCGTAGCGTGTTTCCTCCGCGTTGCAGACCCTGAACATGCCGAAGAATATGAACCTGTACCGGATGAAATTCAGGATATGTTTGCCGACTTTTCACAAGCGGAAAAGCATTTTGATTTTGTGAAACCCAAAAGAAAGATACCTCAGTATAAATTGGATGAAATTCAAGGACAATTCAGATTATGGCAAGATTAAACAAATTATTTAATGCAAACTATTTGCATGATGTTCCTGCTGCAAAGCGGGTGGTGAATGAAAAGAACCGTGTATATATTGATAGGTTCGTTATGGAGAATTACAATCGGCTAAGCAACCAATTTAAAGGCTTTGACGGTATTGTAAATTCAAGTTGCTACAGTGCAATGGATAAATTGAATGAAACGATTTTCGCGCTTTATACGGATGTAAATATCTGCTTTGGTAGTTGGGATGATGCTAATGCTTATTTGCGGAACAAGTTTACAGAAAAAGAAATGCGCGTTCCGACAAAAAAAACAATCAAAAGCGGAGAGTTTCCGGATAAAGAAAATATTAACAAAAACGATTTGGCAGATGAATAAAGTATTGAAGTGCAAGAAGTGCGGCAAAGAAATACAAAGCGGCTTCTATAATACGCCCGATGGTGCATATTGTTGCGGATGTTGGGAAAGGACTCCACAAGCAGTAAAAGATGCAGCTTTCCTTAAAGCCATGAAAAAGCTTGCTGATACTGGTAAAATAATCTATAATACATTTACAGAATGAGAGTAGGAGAATATGAATACAGACCGCATGGTAGAGACTTTAGAATATATCGCTGTGATTATTCGGACGGGAAAACAACAACTGCCACCCCGGTGTATAACGAGCCGTTTTACAGAGATAGGGAGGCGGCACGCAAAAGAGTGTATGAGTTGAATGGATGGAAGTATAAGCCTAAAAATAGTTGATTATGTATCTGATAAATAGAATAGTATGTATGTCAAATAACACACGGTTTGCATATAATGTTGAATTGCAGACCGAAGATATAGAGGCTACTCGTAAGGAGTTGATTAATTTGTATCAGTGCGATAGAATTTGTTTTGAGTATAAAACGATTAAAGAAGTTGCAAAATGAGACTAAGACAAGCGAAGAAGATTATGAATAATGTCCGGTTATATAAAGGCATGATTTGGATATACGGGAACAGTAGAGTTGACACGGCAAATAATCGTATGTGTCGTTACTATGCAGCGAAAGATGAAAACTTTAAACGTGTATTATCACTTTCTGATACATATCCATTAGATGTATTAATTGCGTTAGCACAAAAATAAAATTATGAATAAGATACAGCAATATATAAATAGTGCCTCCGTAGAGGCGGTGCGCTACCGTTCTGAAATAGTAGAAGTTGCAACCGGGGCAGCGAGGATACAACGAGAAGAAACGAGACGTCACGCAGTAGAAGTCTGTAAACAAATGTGTCCGTCTAAGGTGAGCCGTGGATGTGCTAATCTACTACATAGGAGAGAAACGAAAACAACCCGATGTGATGGCAATTGTGCGCGTGTTAGATTTTTTATTAATGGATTGGATAGACAAGAATTATGATACACAAAGAGTTGTTTGTTAGCGTTGATGTCGTTTTAAAATATGGCATTGTCAAGTCTTATATTATTGCTTTCTTTGTATATACTTCTAATGTTGGCAGTTTTGCAAGAGAACTAAATAACGTCGCTTGTTTCGGTCATGCTAAACAGTCTATTAATGATTTGATAAAGATAGGGGTTGTTATCCGTACTATGTATGATGGAAGAACATCACGGTTTAGTATTAATAAGAAAGCGTTATGAGTCGTAATCCGATATATATTAGGCTGATTAATTCGGCACGTTGGAGAAAGCTTCGTTATGAAAAGTTGAAAGATAATCCAGTATGCGAGGTGTGTGCAAAGAGTGACATTAGTACTCTTGCAAGTGAAGTGCATCATGTTAGACCTGTTGAAAGTGTGGCAGGCGTGTTGGCGATGGAACGGTTAATGTTTGACCGGATGAACTTGCAAAGTTTGTGTCATGCGTGCCATGCCGATATACATCGACATGCACTCAGTCATTCAAAGGAAGCGATACAAGCAAATAATAGGAGAGAAACAAAGCGATTTGCAGAGAAGTATTTAAAGTAAGATACAATAAGAATATTGGAACTTAACCATTTAGTTTCAATATTTCGTATATTTGTAAACTTATAATTATATAGTTATGGATACTGCAGAATTAAGAAAATCATTTGTGTTTAACTGTGCGAAGTTTGAATATGAAATTGGAGAACTTGATAAGATACATAAATATTACGAGATAAAAGATGTAAATCCTTATTTTTTATTGATTGCGAGAAAACTTGTTACTATTTTTTATTCGGCTGATTTACTTTGTGAATGTGGAGACATCGTTTCAGCGAATGCGTTATGTAGAATTATCGCGGACAATTATGCCTCTCTACATTTAATATACAAAAAATCAAATGGCGAGGAGCAAACTTTAAGATATTTACTTTTTTTATTAGATGCCGTCTGTACTCTAGAAAAAGGATTGCTTAAGAGACCTAGCAAGGACAGTATGTCTGATGAACTGTACAGTTTAATAATATCTCAAGCGGATGAACAAGCGATAAGGAACAATAAAGATAAAGACGAGATAATTAAGCAAATAAAAGAATTGTCTATTTTCGTTCAGTCTCCAATTTTTGACAAAATAGTAGAAAATTCTAATTGGAGATATAAAGAACTTAATAGTACAAAGTCCTATTCGTGGTATGAGTTATATCAAATGTCCTTTCCTGATAATAAAATCCCGTTTATAATCAGTCGCCATCTTTCTGCATATGTTCACGGGTTGGCAATTAGCAATTTTTTTACCTCAAAAGATAATCTAAATCTTCGTGTTACGCTTGTTTATTACATCTTACTAGTTTATCTTAGTCAAATAATGGAGTTGCTACATACAATATTTGGAAATGATATTCAAACTAAGAAAATAAATTTTAGTGAGAGTGAAAGATGTCGCGAGATTAAAAATAGGTTTAATATGACAATACCTTAAATAATAATTTTCGATATTGAGTTATACCGCTTCACCTTAACAGGGGGCGGTTTTTTTATTTTTTCACCGATATAACTTAAACCCACTCCCCCTAATATTTACACGCATGAAGTTTTTTTGAACGTGTGGGGTATGTTGGGGGGATTGATTTATATCGCTAACTAACGAGCTACCAAACCATAGCGATAAAAAGTTATGTGTAAAAAGTATGCAAAAATGGGTGATTTGGAAGACATAAAAGAGAAGATAAGCAAGGCAATGGCATCGCAGGGGACATATACGCCCGACTTAGATTTGTGTATAGAACTTTGTGCAGGCTCTTATATGGCGTTCCGGATTGCTCTTTCTGACATATCCAAAAAGCGCATGAAATCCTATGTAAAGGAAAAGACGCGCGAAGATAATGAAAAGTTGACCGCTCATCCGGCTTTCAAAGTTCTGTTCGATGCACTGGAAGCAACCCGAAAACAATTACGGGAGCTTGGATTGACCTTGCAGACGCTTACAGCAACAGAAGATGATGAGGTTAATGATTTAATCAATAAGGTAAACGAGGCTGGCGATGTTGACTAAAGATGAATTGATACAGTTAAAAGATGCCACTGCAAAAAGATTGCGTAGCATTGATGCACTTTCATATAACTTAGAAAAGGCAGATAGCCGTCTAAGTTCGTATGTGCGTGGCTGTATCAATAATCCGAACGACCATAATCTTTATGAACTTCTTTCAATAGTTCGTTTCTTCCGTTTTTTTGATACATACGATTTCAGAATAAGCGAAGTTCGTAAATTTATTGTTTTCTATGAAAGTCTAAAGTTCAGCGGTACGAAAGGAAAGACAAGATATAAGCTGACTCCGATACAGGTGTTTCAGTTTGCCAACATATTAGGCTTCTATCATATCGGAACAAATAAGCGTGTTATTCGTGAAGCACTTCTTTTTGTGCCCCGCAAATTCAGTAAAACAACGAGCGTTGCAAGCCTGGCTATCTATGATTTACTTTTTGGGGATGCCAATGCGCAAACATACGTGGCTGCTAATTCATATAATCAGGCAAAGGTTTGTTTTGATGAGATACGTAACATACTGAAAGCCTTAGACCCGAAATTAAGGCGTTTCACTATCAATAGAGAGATTATATATAATAGGATAAAGGGTAAAACATCATTTGCTCGTTGCTTGGCGTCCAATCCCGATAAGTTGGACGGCTTAAATGCAAGCACGGTGATATTAGATGAATACTCGCAAGCCGATAGCGCAGCATTGAAGAATGTTTTAACATCGTCAATGGGCGCACGGCTTAACCCTTTAACCATTGTTATTACTACTGCCTCCGATAAACAAGAATGCCCGTTCATCGACATGCTAAAAAATTATAAGGCAATATTAAGGGATGAGCTGTTTAATGATGCTGTATTTGCCCATATCTTTGAGCCGGATGCGCACGATGAAGAAAGCGACCCTCATACATGGCGCAAGGTGCAGCCTCACATGGGTATAACCGTTTATGAAGATTTCTATGTGAGTGAGTACCAAAAAGCCTTGATAAGTGCTGATGATGCATTGGAGTTCAGAACAAAACTACTTAATCTATTTGTGCAGAACACTGCAAAAATATGGCTTTCCGCATCCGATATTGAAGCGCTTGCTAAAGAAGTATATATTGATAAACTGAGTAATCGCCCGCCTTGTATGGTCGCTGTTGACTTATCTGTTTGCGATGATTTCTCCGCGGTTACATATATGCTTTATTCGGCTGTATCCCGTTCGTTTCATTCCCATACGGATTATTATTTTCCAGCCGATGCTTTGCTTAATCATCCGAACCGTGAACTTTATGAGAAGTGGGCAAAAGATGGTGATCTGAAATTATGCAAGGGAAATGTAATAGACTATAAGCTGATTGTTACAGATATATTAGCGAGAAATAAGTGTGTGAAAATATTAGGTATCGGATATGACCCGTACCGTTCTGCCGAGTTCGTTAATATGCTTTCTGCATCCGGTGCAAAGAAAATTCTAATTCCCGTTAAACAGACCTATGGCACATTCACGAGTCCCGTAGAAAGTTTTGAATTGGCAGTAAAGCGTGGAAAAATCTCCTTTTCCAAAAATCCGATTACTTATTATTGCTTTGGCAATGCCGTATTGGATGAGGATAGGAATGAAAACAAAAAGCCCATAAAGAAAACACATAATCTAAAGATAGATGGCACAATTACTAATCTTATGACTTTTTATCTGTATAACAATATAACCCAATAAAATATGAAGTTAGATTTTTGGAAAAAACAGAAACGTTCGATGAATGAGGCTGTCGGAAAAACGATACAGTCGCGTCTGCCATCACTCCCAACGCAACCGATTGATGTAACAAGTACAAACAGCGCTATGCAACTTGCAGCCGTATATCGGTGTGTGTCTATATTATCCGGTACAATAGCCTCATTGCCGTTACAAGTTAAGAGGAAAAAAAACGGCTATTTTTCAATTGATTGTGAAAGCGAATTGCATGGTGTATTAACCCGCAGACCGAATAGGCGGCTTAATTCGTTTGACTTTATGCAGAATGCCGTCATTCAAATGGTGAATAATGGAAACGCATATATCTTGATAAGGCACACTTTTGGTGAAGTTTCAGAATTGGTTCTTTGCGCAAACAATTCCGTATGCTATGATAAGTTTTCAAATAGGTACACTATTTCAGACGGTATTAATCATATATCCGGTGTCTTTGATGCTGATGATATAATTCATTTGAAGAATAAGAGCCTTGACGGAGGATATACCGGAGTAAGCACAATCTATTATGCTTCACGCATACTTTCCATTTCTGCCAGTGCTGATAATCAGAATTTACAAACCTTTCAGAATGGTACGAAAGTAAAGGCGTTGCTTTATGGGGCAAGTGGCGGTATGTCCGGTATTGACGCACTTGATTTTGAACAAACATCGCCAGTAGCAGATAGAGTTGAGGCACAGTTAAACTCCGGTAAAGATATTATTGCCATTTCGGAAGATTTAAAATTTCAGCAACTTTCTATTAATCCGGTAGATGCGCAATTACTTGAAACTAAAAAATTCTCAGTATTGGATGTGTGTCGTTTTTATGGCGTTAATCCGGATAAGGCATTTGCAGGACAATCTACAAATTACAAAGCTTCTGAAATGGGGCAGGTATCATTTTTGACTGATACATTACAGCCTATATTGTCACAGATTGAAGCAGAGTTCAACGCTAAATTGATACCGGATAAATTGAGTGGCACTTATAAAATAAACTTTGATTTGGAGGCTTTATACCAAACGGATTTGACAACTCGTGCAGCCTATGATAAATCTATGTATGAGTTAGGTGTATTCACCACAAACCACCTACGGATGAAACAAGGTCTTACACCTATTGAGGGAGGTGATACAGTAATGGTTAGCTGTAATGTTGCACCTATCAACTCGGCAAAGATACACGGATAAAAAGATGAGCTACCAAAGAACGAATAAAAAATATATTGTAAAAAGATAATGGAAATAAGAAGTTACACAGCGGAAGCATCTCCGAAAATAGATGGACGAACGATACAAGGCTATGGCTCTGTATTCGGCAGGCAGTCCCGTATATTGTATGATGTTGATAAAAAACATTTCTTTATAGAGGTTATAGAAAGAGGGGCAATCACAGATGAACTGATACGCAGTTGCGATATAAAGGCTCTGATGGAGCATAACAAACAAAGGCTATTAGCGCGGTCAAACATGGGTACAGGCTCATTACTTTTATCTGTTGATGATTACGGATTGGCATACAAGTTCGATGCACCGAATACGCAGTGCGGAAACGATGCAATAGAAATGATTATCAGGGGTGACTTATTCGGTTCTTCATTTGCCTTTTGGACGGACGAAAAAAGGAATGTTACCTACGAGCGAAAGGATGGCATCCTTTTCCGTACTGTTCACAAGATAGACAAACTGTTTGATGTCTCCATTGTTGCAGACCCCGCGTATTTTGATACGGATGTAACGGTAAGAAGCATTTCGGACATTGAACAAAAAGACATTGAGTATATAAACCAAATTAATAATTTAAGAAAATTCATTTAGTTATGAGAAAAGATTACGAAAGAATTGCAGAAATTAAGGAACAGATGCGCGCAATGCTTGACAAAGCTGAAACTGAGAAACGTGCCCTGAATGAAACGGAGGAGAAAGAGTTTAATGCACTGAAAAACGAGAAAGTACTCTTACAAATGCGCGCAGAGCGTAGAGGATTGGATAACGAGCCTGATTATATTGGCGGTGTGTCCGGTGCGGCATTGTTTGCAAAGGCTGTTGATGATGTGGTGAACCACCGTTCTTTGACTGATTATAAAGGCATTGTTTCTGAAAACGGCATTAAGGTAGTCAGTCGTGCGGAAGTTTCTGCAATTACTACTACGGATGCGGCTGTACCCGTTACAGTTGGAGAGGTTATAGCGCCACTTGAAAAGGGGTTAATCCTTGATAAATTAGGTATCAAGTTGCAAAGCGGATTGGTTGGCGAGTTCATTTTTCCAACATTGCAAGCGGTTGAGGCATCCATTGCCGGAGAAACTGCAACAATCGGAGATAGCGATTTGAATATTGGAAAGGTGAAAGCTGCACCTAAACGTGTTTCTGTCTCTATTCCAGTTTCCCGTACTGCCATTAAGCAGACTAACTATGATTTGCAAAATATTGTGTTAACACAGCTTTCTAAAGCATCTGCTCGCTTACTCAATAAATGGTTGCTTTCTGGCACAAAGTTGGCAGGTGCGACCGATGGATGCTTCGTTAAGACAAAAGCAGATGTCGAATACGATATTGCACTCACATTTGCCAATGTCGTAGCACTAGAAACTACCGTAATGGATAATGGTGCAGATGTAACAGACGGTACAGCCGCGTATGTATGTACTCCAAAGGTTTACGGAGCACTGAAAACAACTCCGAAAGAAAAAGGGTCGGCTGAAATGGTTTGTAAGGATGGAATGATTAACGGTTATCCAGTTTTTGTGTCCAACTACATGGATGCTGATACAATCGGGTTCGGTGTGTTCTCTTATTCAGCCATCGGTCAGTTTGGCGAGATGGACTTGATTATAGACCCGTACACGGATGCCAAATCAAACGTAGTTAATTTCATTCTGAATACTGACTATGACTTGGTTACAGCACGTACGGAGGCATTTGCAATAGCCAAGAAAAAGGCTGCATAAAGCAATTTTGTTTTCATCATTTCTATATTAGTTGTTGGGAGGTGGAGGCATTATGAGATGTCTCCACTTTCATTTAAAATCAAAAGAATGGAATATATAACATTAGAAGATATAAAGAAGCATCTGAATATAGATTTTAGCGATGATGATGCCTATCTAAAGGATATTGTTATCGTTGCACAGATGTCGGTAGAAAAAGCTATTAATACGCCTCTTTCAGAATATGAAGAGAACGGAATGTTAAATCCAATGCTCAAACATGCGATTAAAATACTTGCAGGAAATTTCTATGCTAATCGTGAACCAGTTTCTTTTGCCACTCCAAACGTTATCCCTTACACATTGGCATATCTTATCAGACCATTTAAAAAGTATCAATAATGCAGGCTGGATTACTTAATGAGATAGTACGCTTTCAAGAAACGCGGACTATCCGTGATGAAATGGGTGGTTTTTCCGATGAATGGATAGATGTATTATCCAAGCGTGCGGAGGTGAAATTCGCATCCGGTAGCCGCAAGTTAGAGAACGGAGAAGTATATAACCCGTTCTCAATTACGTGTAAAATACGGTACTGTAAAAATGTACATGAGAAAATGATACTCATACATGAAGATAGGCGATATAAGATATTAACTATCAACAAAGACCGGAAACAACAATGTACAATCATACAAGCTGAACTAATCAATGAGTAACGTAACACAAGCTACCTATAAAGTAGAGGTTGATGTAGAGAAGATAAACCGATTGCTTATTCAGTTAAATGATAAGGACGCGAAAAAGGCTATAAAGTCGGCTATTCGCAAATCGGCTTTAATCATTCGTAAAGGAGCGCAGAATAAATTAGTATCTATTTTCCCGAATGCTAATAATGCAGTAACTCGAAACGGGATTTCTTATAAGCCTCTAAAAAATGACATAAATATAGCGGTATATAAAAATGCTTCAGGAGTGAGGATAGACCTTTTAGATAAGCGGAAGAAAGGGGCGCGTTCTTATATTCTCCGGTTTATCGAAATGGGAACACAAGAGCGAGCTACCAAAAAAGGTATGAACAGAGGTAGTATGAAAGCATATAATTTCTTTAGCGATGCAATAAGTTCAACCAAATCGGCAGCAGAAAGTTCGTTGGAGCAAAATGTAATAGCCGCGATTAATAAAGTAATCAGCAAAAATAAAAAATGAGTTTATCAATTGGTACACATATATATGAGAGGTTGACGTCTTCCAGTGAACTCAAACGTATTGTAAGGGATAAGATATTCCCCGTATCAACGTTGCGAGCTACTACATTCCCGTTTATCATTTACAAGCGTAACGCCTTAACTCCTAATTCAACGAAAGACCGATATAGCATTGGTGATAATGTAGAGGTTGAAATTGTAATAGCCGATTGTAACTACTCTCGTTCAGTCATTATTGCAGAATATGTGCGCGATTTGATAGATAAGAAAACAGGAAGCTATAAACGCTTTTCAGTAATGGATGCAAATTTAATTAGCACGGATGAGGCTTTTTCAGAAGATACATTTATTCAGCGCCTTGTATTTTCATTTGAAACAGAAACTAACATTTAAAGTTATAATTATATGAGTAGAGCAAAACAAGTATTAGGTAAGGATTTGATGTTGTTTGTTGATGGTAAGGCTATTGCGTTGGCAACATCTTGTAAAATTGCTATATCAGCCGAAACGATTGATACGCAGAGTAAGGACAGCGGAATATGGAATGAGAAAGATGTTAAAAAATTGGGGTGGAATTGTTCGAGTGATAATGTATTCAGTGCAGATAAAGATGCTAATAGTTATGACAAGTTATTTGCTTTGATGGTTGCAACGAACCCCGTTGAAATAGCTTTCGGTATCCCATCTAACAAGGCGAATGAGTATCCTGATGGAGGGTGGTTGCTTCCGGATAAACCATACAAAGGAATGGCAATTATAACTTCTCTTGATGCGACTGCATCTGATGGCGATAAAGCAACTTTCTCTATGTCTCTTGAAGGCACTGGCGTGCTTACAAATGGAGAATTGCCATCCGGTGGTGGTAATAGCGGGGGCGGTAATACTGGCAGCGGTGGCGAGGAAGAAAACCCATTAGGATAACGTAATAGTAACATGGCGGCGAAAGC